GTGTTGTGTGGTGTGGTACGCGGAAGTGCGCGTGGAATCGCGGTGCGGTTGTGGTGTGTCGTGTTGCGTGGTGTGATATTATATAAGTGTCGGTTTCGATGAAAGGAAAAATAAAATGAGTTTCATGAATTTTAAAGCATTGTCGAATTCAATCGATTTTACCGTGAACAGTGTTTATGATGTACTTGTGTATTTTGTTGATATTGCGTCTGATTGTTTGATAGAAACTCGGTATGTCGATTGCGTTGATGCATACGGGCTTAAGGATGTGCTTGATGATGGCGTGTTTTACGTGCCGGGTGCGGTGTGTTTGGGTTATCGGATTAATCGGTGATTGCGAAAGGAAAAAATAAAATGTATGGCTATAGTTTCATGAATTATAACTGTCTGATGCGTCGGATTGCCAAGGGTGCTAGTACGCGTGATTTTTGGGCGTGTTATCTTAGTGCCGGTATATTCTGCGTATATTCTATTGATTCTGTGGTGTGTGATTATTATGGCGAACCTTTAGTTTTTCTTGGTTATAGTCATAGGTATACGTTGTTAGGTGGTCGTTATGAGTAGGGTTAATTACACCGGTTATATTGCCGGTTCGTTGTGTAAGAGTATTCGACATGATAATAGAGCGTCTGTGTTTGCATCTCCGAGTAAGAAACGGGATTGCGCGGGTTGTTTTGATTTTGTCATGTCGCATTATGCGAATGAGGTGGCTAGGATGCGTGCGGGTGTGCGAAAGGGTGACGTTTGATGTGATATAGTGTTGTTTAGCCTATTAGCTCAGTTGGTTAGAGCGGCATTCTTATAAAATGCGGGTGCCGGGTTCAATTCCCGGATAGGCTACGTGAGTGTGATATATTGGGTTATGGCATGTCGTTTGATGTGTCATGACCTTTTTTTGTTTGTGAGGTGTTTTGATGGATATTAGTTCGATTGTGACCGTTGTCGGGAGTGTGGGTTTTCCGATTGTCGCGTGTTGTGGTATGGCGTGGTTTATCGCCACGACGTTTAGCGATTTTAATGATTTGATGACTAAGAACAATGTTTTGACGGAAGAACTTATTGCATTGCTCAAGCATAATAAGGGCGGTAGTGATGATGCGAATGTGGCGTAGCGTGTTGGCGTGCGTATGCGCGTTATCCTTGCTTTTTGTGCCATCTGCAAGTGCGGACATGCGCGGTGTTGACGTGAGCAATTGGCAGTGTGATATTGACACGTATGCGCTTGACGCTGATTTCGTAGTGGCGGGTGCCACTTGGGGCACGGGCGGTTTTAATAATACTTGCTTGGCTAATGGTGTGAATCAGGCTGCGAATTATCAGCTCGGGCGTGCAACGAATAGTGGCAAGAGTATCGGCGTATATCATTACGCGATGGGGCGTGACGCGAATGCGGAAGCTGATTTTTTCATAGATAATGTGCGCGGATACGTTGGTAACGCGGTGCTTGTTTTGGACTGGGAATCTCAGGATAACCCGCAGTTTGGTAACGGCGCGTGGATTGAAACGTGGGTGCGGCATGTGCATGATCGTACACAGGTGTGGCCGATTGTGTATGTTCAGGCGTCAGCGCTGGGGCAGCTTACGTCTTTCGTGCGGGAGCATTGCGGCGTGTGGGTTGCTCAGTATGCGTCGATGAACGTGACCGGCTATCAGGAAACGCCGTGGCTGTATGGTGCGTATGGTGAAGCCATGCGTCAGTATACGTCGAACGGGCATGTGTCGGGGTATGCCGGGCGATTGGACTTGAATTATTTCCGGGGTGAACGTTGGCAGTGGGATGCGTACGCGCGTGGCGACGGTGCGAATGTATCCGCGCCGGAAACGAACACCGGCGGTAATGTATCGCAGTCTGCTTGTGTGGTGGTTGTGTCGGGTGATACGTTGTCGGGCATTGCCGCGCGTACTGGACTGTTGCCGTGGCAGTCGTGGCACGGGTATGGGTCAGGCAATCCGGCTGTGATTTATCCGGGTGAAACCGTGTGCTATGGCGGTGCTGCGGCCGCGCAGCCGGATATGGCGCGTACGTATACGGTTGTGTCCGGGAATAGTTTGTGGTCGGTATTCGGTTCAGATTGGGCGCGTGTCGCGTCGCTTAACGGTTTGTCTAATCCGAGTTTGATTTATCCGGGGCAGATTTTGCGTTATTGAGAATCAATATCAATAATCGGCGTGTTGCTTTTTGCGCACGCCGATTTTTGTGCTATAAATATTTATGTCGCCAAAATGGTTGACAGAAAATAAAACAGATACAAAGGATAACAAACATGCGAAAGATACGTAAGGTAATCGCTGACAGTACCATAAGCTATTATGACAGGGACGGTGTGGAACAGACATTCCACACCACCGGAAACGTTCGCACCGTTGAAATGGCTGTGAAAGTGCTTATGGACGCCGGCATCGTCAACGTATTGGTTGATGATATTACGGTCAATAAGACTGTGTACGTGATGGACGTTGATACGTTCATTGAGCACGCGGAACATGCCGCAACTGACGTAACCGGTCCCGATAACGACAACGATAACGACAACGAAAACGAATTCTGAAAGGAACTGAAATGAACGAGGAAAACGAACAGATGAACGACACCACCGCGAACGAAACCGCACAGAACACCGCTGTGAACTATCGTTACATTTGCACGATGGACAACAGCACGTTCGAGGGAAAACGCGCCATCGTCAACGCACGTAATAGCGCGTTGTCGTTGAACGGACGCGGCGCGGAACCATTGACGGTTATCGGCGCTTATATCGCGCCCGGCGTGCGTTCTCAGACCGGTCAGAAATGCGCAAACGTCTATCTTTTCGGAAAAGACGGCAATACGTATTTCAGTCAGTCACAGGGAATCTACCGTAGCGTGTTGGACATTTACGATATGTTCCCCGATTTCAACGCGCCGGACGGTATCACTGTCGCGGTCAAGCAGACTCCGCTGGGCGGTGGCCGTTCCACGAAATCGCTTGAAATCAAGTAGTTCGGAATGAAACAAAAGTGCCATACATATGCTATGGCACTTTTTTTATAAGGTGGCGAACATGCCTAGAGCGCATAAACAAGCGGACTTATTGACCGCGAAACGTAAGCGCGTGCGTCGCGCGATCAACAGTCTGAAAAAAAGCATTACCGACACCATGCCCGAAAGCGAAGCGAATGCACGGCGCGCTTACATACAACGGCTTGAAACGCAGTTGAAAAACACGTATGTTGGCCGTGTTCGTAATAGCGGAATGCGTGATGAATTGTATCAGCGTGCGAACGAAACCGCCGATAAACTCGTGCAACAGGTGAGCGGCGTGCGCGGTGGTAAAGGGCGTGCGAGGGAGCGTGCGCGTTCGTTCAACATTTTTCGTGAGGAAATGCGTATGGCGTCCAAGGGAATGCCGAGCGCGCTAGGCGATCTCGGGCGGGAAAAAGTCAAGGTGTTTTGGCGATACACACAAAACATATGGCAGAAATCGAACGTTCCGCCGAACAAACGGCTTGAAGCTATCATGAAAGCATATGACGCCGATTCATTAAGTGAACTATTTGACACGATCATGGCGCGCAACGAAAAAGCGTTGCGATATGCCGAACGTATGAAAACGCATACGGGCGAATTAGAGGATTATATGGACGTTGACGGCGGAAGCCCGATATGGCTATTAGCGGTTTCACCTGACGTGATACGATGAAAGAACGCAAGGAATTTAAGGTAGCGGCGATATTCGACACCGAAACAACGAACATTGGCGAGGGTATTGAAACACGCGCGTACCCGATATTATACATTTTCAACGATTTGCGTAATACGCCGCTGGAATCGTACACTTCCGATACGGACGATGTACGGTTTTACCGGCATACGTCTGAAGCGTTGACGTATATTGACGATCTTATTGACTATGGGCGCGCGCATGATTATGTCCCGATAATCGCGGCTTATAACCTCATGTTCGATATGCAGACGCTCATGTTGGAATTGGCACAGTCGTACGCGATTGAGGTCAATGCGCAGACCGCTACAAGCGTGTACACGCTCGATTTGCGCGTAGGCGATGATGTGGTGTGTCGTTTTTGGGATACGTTCTATCTTGAAATGGGCGGGCTGCGCGCGATGGGCGAGACATGCGGATTGCCGAAAGCGGTGGGCGATTGGGATTACTCACTTGTGCGTACGCCTGAAACGCCGTTGACCGAGGAAGAATTGTTTTACGCGCGGCGTGACGTACAGGTAATTCCGCAATATCTGCAATGGTTGCTGCGCGCGAACCATTGGCTTACGCCGGAAATGCTGGGTTGCCGCGTGCTTACCAAGACGTCACTTGTGCGGCAGATGGCACGCCGTGAGATCGGCGGGCGGCGAGTCACGTTGCAAGGTGGTAAGAAAATCACATTGCAACGCGCTTTCGAGATGACGTGCAATCAGGAATTTCCGAAAGATTACGAATCTTATGCGCTGCGTAAGGCATGTTTCCGTGGCGGATTGACGTTTACGAGTGCTAAAACCGCTAGTGTTGTCGTGGATAACGTTGCGTCCTTGGACGTTACATCGATGCATCACGCATTCATTAACGGGCGACGGCTGCCGGTGAAATTCGCTACAGCGCCTACGGATATTCTGCAAATCGCATGCGAACGTATTGTTAATACGTCGCTTGAAGATGTGTTACAGAATTATGATGACCCGTTTCTTACGGGATTACACGTAGCGGTGAAATTCGTTAATCTCAGATTGCGCGAAAACACATGTTTCGACGCGTGGGGAATTGCAATATGCCCACGTTCCAAGTTTGTGAAAACGTTGCAAGCGGACACCGATTACAGCAACAACGAACGCGCGAAAACGCAAGAAAACAGTATCAGATCACACGGGTACGTTGACAGTGCTGTTAAACCGACGTACGCTTTCGGGAAATTGTATCGCGCGGACGAATGCATATTACATGTCAATGAGATCGAATTGTGGAACGTGGCGCAAGTGTACGAATTTGACGAAATGCATGTATTATACGGTGAAGCAACCACTAAGACGATTGTTCCACCCGATTACGTAACCCTACAATCAAACATGCTTTTCGCGCGTAAAACAGATGTGAAAAACCTTATCAAGAGGTACAGCGAGGGCGTGCCATACGCGGGGGATATTCCTGAATCGATACCGGACGGTATCGCGCATGATGCGAAGACAGGTGAATTGAGTATGAAATTTCTGCAATCTTATTACGGGTCTACTGTTAAGGGACAATTTAATGGCATATATGGTACACAGGCACAGGACGTTATGAAAGCGGATTATCGCGTGACGGAAAACGGCGAGCTTGAAGTCGATAAGACCACGGTCTGCACTCCCGAGAATTTTGCGAAAAAACGCCCGAAAACACCACGTGTCCTCTACACGTACGGAATGCGAATCGTAGCGGGCAGCAGAATGCACCTCTTGATAGCCATGATGGTGATATACCGTCATTTCGGCGCACGCGTAACGGTCACGGGCGGCGATACCGATAGTCTGAAAATCAGTTGCGATGACGATGTGAGCGACGCGGAATTGCTGGATGCGCTCAAACCGCTGCATAACGCGATCGAAAACGCGATCAACCGCACCATGCGACGCGTCCGAAATACCGCGCCCGACATGGCGTCAACATTAGACCATATCGGAAAATTCGAAGTTGAGGACTGTGGCGGTGTCACGCGGTATGTCGAACATATGGAATTGTGGAATAAAGCACGCGTTAGTTTGGACAAGAACGGGCGCGTGCATGTCACTTGCGCCGGACTTCCGCGACCGGACGGTGTGTACACCATTGAAGATTTTATAGCCGATCTCATGCATGTGGGGCACGGTTTCGCGGAAACCGTACAAATATCGCTCGGTTATGACGTATTGGTAGATTATGAGATTTGCCACACGTTGCAACGTAACCGCCCGCATGTATGGGATAGGTATGTCGGCACCGTCACCGATTATCAGGGCGCGACATATCATGTTGACGCGCCTGAAGCGATAGCGTTGTATCCGTCCGGCAGATGGCTAGGCGAATCGGATAAACAAGCTAATGGGGAGAATCTGACATACATACGAAACACGTATAATAGGAATGCGGAAACAACGCCCCGCGAACTTATTATGCGGGACGGCAAACCTATGATTGTGAGTATTGATGGCGAAATATTATTATGATCGGCTTAAGACGATGATATTGCCGCGAAACGCGGATGTGAACATGATTATCGGCGCACGCGGCCTAGGTAAGACTTACGGTGTACGAAAATACATGATAGAGGACTACTTAAAAAACGGGTACTGTTTCGTTGAAGTGACACGCTTTCGTGAGGAAAACAACGACGTCGCGGCGAACTATTTCAGCCGTATCGTACAAGATGACATTTTCCCCGATTACGAATTTCGGACAACCAATAAAATAGCCGAAATTCGTAGAAAGAAAACCGGTAAGAAAGAAAACGAATGGAAAACAATCGGGTATTTTATACCTTTGTCGTTGCAGCAGCAGAAAAAGAAAAGCACGTACGTTAACGTGCGCAACATTTGCATGGATGAAATCATCATAGATAACGACGATAAATATCACACGTATCTGAAAAACGAGTTCGAGCAATTGGCGAAACTTGTGGATACCGTTACGCGCGAACGTGCTGACGATACGGAACTGCGCAAACCGAGAATATTTCTGCTCGGTAATGCTTGCGACGCGTTCAATCCGTATTTCCAACATTATGACGTACCGTTGGAACCCGAGTTCGGGCTGCAATGGCTGGGCGGGAAAACATGTCTGTTCGACTATGTACGGGATGACGCGTACGCCGAGCAGAAAACGAAGAATACAGTGTCGGGACGCATGTTGAAGAACAACGATGACATGACCGCAAAAAACAGGTTCAAACGGCATGACGCCGATTTCATCGAAAAGCCGCATGGTCACGCAAAACTTACGTATGTTTTCCGATGGTTGCGGCATGAATACGGCGTCTATGTTGATTTGCGTTGTGGATATGTCTTTGTATCCTCGAAATACGATGGCGGCACGCATGTTCCGTATTTCGCAATCACAAGGGACGACAACAAATTGAACTATCTTACCGCGAACATGGCGAAAGATTTGATTAGGAATCTCACGTCATATTACGCGTTAGGGTATCTGCGCTATGATATGGTGGAAACGCAACACGCCGTGAGTGAAATGCTTAGAAATTTCGGTGTAAAATAACCACGGCATACGCAAGGTGCCGTAACGAGGGCGATAAAACATTATCATTGATAACCACGGTTGACTCCGCCAATGATATGGCCGTGAGGGAAAAGCGCGCCGTCCATCGTTGTGAATCATGTTGCACGTATGCTATTCTTAAGTCGTGCCGGTTCGGTATTCGTTCGCCGGCACGACTTTTTTCATATATGAAAGGAAAAATAATGGATGACGAAACCCCTGAGGAAAGGGACACCGCCGAACGCGATGACCTTACGGAAAACGAAGCGCACCGCGCGGGCGAATTTGATGATTTGCGCGACATGCTGCGTGACGTGCTTGACAAGGTTAGCGCGTTAAGCGATCGCACGGACGCAATCAGCGAACGAATCGACGGCATATATGACAATTTCACCGATTCCGTTGCGCAAATGATCGAAAACGGCGCAACAGTCAAGGAAAACGACGATGACGCTGCGGAAGCAATCGCACAGGCCGCGGCGGAAGACTTGGAAAATCTCGACTACACGCTTTAATCGATAGGAGAAAATATTATGGCTGTAGACAATGCGACAATTTTGGATAAGGTGCGTACCAAGGGCACTGATGATTATCAGCAGCGTATTCCGAGCGCAACGCAGACAGGTGTAGCGAACACCATGCGCTACTTGTTCGACCCGATGAACCGCCAATATTTGAACGACTGTGTTTGGAGCATGGTAAATCGTATCGGACTAACCGTAATGGCGCAGAACGCGCCGTTTGAAAACCCGTTGTCGATTTTCAAAAAGGAAAACTTGTACTGGGGTTCGACTGTACAGGAAATCGCGGTCAAGTGGATTAAGGCGCACGGCTACAAGGATGACGCGGAAGATTTGCTGAAAATGCACCGTCCCGAAGCGGCGGTGTGGTTCTATGAAATGAACCGCCGTGACCAATACCCGATTTCATGGACTGATGACGAATTGCGTCAGGCGTTCGTAGATGATTTCGGCTTGAATCGTTTCGTTGCGCAGATTATGGAAACGCCCCGTAATTCCGACAATTACGATGAAATGAACATCATGCTTGCGCTGATTCGTCATTACGAGCAGAATCTTGGTTTCTACAAAGTGCATCTTGACACGGTGCCGAGCGACGAAACCACCGCCAAGACTTTGCTTAAGGCGTTGCGTGCGACCGCCGGACGCATGCAGTTCCCGTCAACGCAGTACAATGCGTTGAACGTGACCGACATTCCGGCGTACGCTAATCCTCAGCAAATGGTGTTGTTGGTTGAACCGGAATATCTTGCGTCACTCGACGTTGACGCGTTGTCTGCCGTGTTCCAGCTGAATAAGGCCGACGTACCGTATAGGATTGTTCAGGTACCGAGCCTCGGTATCGATGGCGCGGTTGCGTTGCTTGTATCGACTGATTGGTATCAGGTGCGAGACACCATGTATGGCACCACGCAGTTCTACAATCCGCAAACTGTTTCCAACACGTTGTACCTCAACCACTGGGGCATTTATGGCGTATCGCCGTTTACGCCGTGCGCGCTGTTCACCACCGACGCGGGCACATCCATCAATGTTGTGTCTCAGACAGTGACAGGTTTCACGCTGACGCCGAGCACGGGCACCGTCAAGGCTGGCGACCTTATGCAGCTCACACCGAAGCTCACCGCCACCGTCGCGCCAACAGGCACCGCCATACAGGTGGCACCGAACGCGGCTACGTACGAGGTTGCGGCGAACCATGCCGCAAGCGGCGATGATACACACGGCGCGGCGTTCGACCTCAACGTCAATACGTTCGTGGATGATCAAGCGCGCTTGCACGTACAACGTGACGGTCTTGTGGCCGGTGATGTCATTACCGTGACGGGTACCGCTACGTATGTCAACCCGAACGGTGAGACTACGGAACATTCCGCGACATGCACGTTCACCGTCGAATAGTCTGAATCGACTATGGTGTAAAATGAGTGGTGCTTCATGTGAAGCACCACTCATTTTTTCGTATATATAGGAAAGGTGTGATATGGATTTTCCACATCTGCAAAACGCAACGGCGTTCCCCGATACGAACACGCGCGTATACGGTCAGTACCGCAACGTTTTCGATTACAATGTTTGGACGCCAAACACGGTAATCAAGCTGTGTCGCGTTAATTGGTACGATGATTACCACGACGTTGTGAAATTCCCCGATGACGATGCAAGAAATGCATGGTTTGACAAACTGGACGGCGAAACCGTCAAACTCACGACGAACATGTATATCGCACGCGCCGACGCGGACGGCATAAAATTGCCGGTACCTTACATGACGGCGCAACAGTATAATTACATTGTCGTTGACTTTTCGCATGACATTATCAATACGCCATATCAAAAAACCGACGTGCAGACACGCTATCATTTTTTCATCACTTCCGTACGCGCGGAAGCGCCGAACACGACAACATGCACGCTTATGCGTGATGTATGGACGGACTATATCAACAGCACCACAATCAACGGAATGGTGTTGACACGCGGTCACGCGCCGTTAACGGAAATGACACCGCAAGAACTGCTAAAAAACCCGCGCGCGAATTGTCGTGATTTCACGCTACCCGACGTTGACTATGGCAACGCCGCATCGAATATCAGAAAAAGCACACCGTTTAATCTGCAAAACGGTACAAGATACATCTGTGTGGCCGCAACGTTTTCACCTGAACAATTGCAAACCATGAGCGGCATGCGCGGTACGAATATCACGGACAGCGATCCGACATACAGTAACGCCGACGGCACGGTAATGAATTTTTCGTGGGGTGCCGGAAACGTTTCCACGTCAAACGTCACCGGCGCGGGCACATCATACAATTCAATCGATAATCTTACCCCAAGCAACGTAAGCATGTATGCGCTCGAATCGTCCAAAATATCGGGCGAATATTTCGACACGCTTTTCGCATATTATCCACATATCATGTCGCAAATTACAGCGGTTTTCGTCGCCACCGCAAACATGATGCGACTTGGTAACGCTATCAATGTGAACGGCGTCGAATGGCATACAGTCAGCGGAGCACGAACAAAACTATCCGATATTGATTTGACTGTCGACGATTTCGGCTACGCTAGTGAATACGCGCAAATAACACGACTCTATCTTGCACCCTACGCGCACTTGGAGGTTTCCGACAATATCGGCAACAAAACCCGTGTAGAAATCGCTGACTGCGGGCAACTCTCGATACAGACAGTCACGTCTTTAAGCTATCCGATATTGCGACAAATCGTATGGCTTGACGGAATCGGTAGCGACGGTGACACGTCAATTAGTATTAACGCCATCAACGGCGCTAACATTACCGGCAACGTGCCGAACACGGACGTACTCAAAACACTCATATCGCACGACATACCAACATACGCGCTGCAACGTCGTGCAATCGACGCGCGCCGCGCCGACGCATACAATCAAAATATTGCACAAGCACGCGAAAACGCCATACTCGCATACGAAAACGGCGCACGTACAAACAACGTCAGCCGTGACAACACCGCGCGCACAGGACAAACAAGCGTAGCGAACACCGCGACCGCAAACGGATTGCGCAACACGACAACAGCTAATGCAAATCAAGCCGCAACAGACATAACAGCGCGCGGAAACACTAAACTAGATAATGAACAGAAATATCAAAATGCAAAAATAAACGCCGATTTATCAGAAGACTTGGCAGTCGCAACCGCGTCATATGTCACCGGACAAGAACAAGCCGCAATGACCAACGTCACTTCAACTCTTGGTAGTCTCGCCACAAGCGCAATATCAGTCGGCGCGGGTTTAGCAGCAAGCGCAGCAACAGGCGGTGCCGCGCTCCCGGCTGTAATTGGCGCGGCGGCGGGGCTTAGTTCCGGTGTGATAGGTGTCGGCACATCAAGCTATAACGCGGCGATTGCGTTGACCAACAACCAACTTGTGTACACCGCGTCAAGTGACGCGGCATCCAAAAAAGCAGCCAACGCGTTGGAATGCAACGCGGGACTTATTGCACAGGCAAAAAGTTACGCCACGGATAGCACGAAACGTTCCAATCAGCTCAACACCGATAACACTAATGCGTCGAACGCGGCCAATACGACAATAACGGGCGCAAGCGTCAGCACCGCGAACGCGAACGCGAACGCGTCACGCGATCAGAGTGTGAATAACGCGAAACGTGTCATGATAAACACGCGTTCCAACGTTAACGCCGCATGGCGCGACTTACTCAACCACGCCGCGCAACCGGTGGGGGCGTATGGCGGCGACAACTTCGGACAGGCCACGGGGCTTGACACCATGACCGTGAAAATCGTAACAGAAGACAACGGCGCAATCGCGGCGGCGGGCGACTACATGCTGCGCTATGGCATCGCAAGCAACAAACTCTACAATAAGCCGTTGTTGACGCCTTGTAAGCATTTCACGTATTGGCAGACCGCCGACATATGGACGCTATGCCCGCTTGCGCAAAACGAACAATTGCAGACAATCAGGGATATTTTTAGCTCCGGTGTTACAATATGGAATAGACCCGAGGAAGTCGGCGGCGACTTCGTACACGACAATATATAAGGTGGGAAAACATGGGACGTAAACGCACACATAAAAGGCAATTGACCCGTGCGGAAATGGGTGAACGCGGCGCACCGATGTGGCAGCAATCCCAATCGCTCAATTCACAAGCGTATTCAATGGCGTATTCTCAAATGCTGAATATCGCGCTATCTCGTTTCAAGTGGTTGAATCTGCCGAAAACTTGCGACGCATGGTTTTTGGAATACAATCTATTGTATTTCGGTTACGCCACAATCGCGTTCCCGCATAGCAACCCGGGCGTGTTTTTCAGCACGCAAGCGGTGACTACATCGAATTTCAGCGTTTATTACAAACCGAAGAAATGGGATAGTTACGGTATCAACGGTTGGCGTTTTCCGGTTAACAATTCCAATGGTGTTTTCATCTACGCCAACCGCGCCCGTACGCCACTCATTCCGACTATTGAATTTTTCGCGCATGAAATAGAAGATTTGTACACAACGCGGCGGCAAAATCGTTTCAATCAGAAGACACCGTTCATTCTTGAGGTTCCAGCCGGACAGCAAACGGCGGGCGTCAACGTTATCAAGCAAATCTCAGGCGGTGAAATGGCTATCATGGCGACACCGGGTTTCACAGATTCGATGAAAGCGAACGTGCTTAAAACCAACGTCGAATATATCGGCATGGAATTGCAGAACGATATACAGAACACTTGGAACGCGTTCTATCAAGCGTTAGGCATTAAAAATTTGCCGTTGAAAATGGAACGGCAAACCGCCGACGAAATTAACGACTATGGCGAACCTGCTGATCTACGCGCGCTCAGCGAATTAGAGGAACGGCGTGCCGCGTGCGATATTCTCAACACAAGGTTTAGAAAATACCTCAAGGAACCGATACAGGTTGTGTGGAACGAAGACAATGTTTCCCGCAACTACGCTTACTTGACAGACGTTGAAAGATTGAACGACGATGACAATGCAGAATGACATAAACCATTATCAGCCATGTGAATCGTACGACGATTTTCATGGCGTGATGACATACACGTTTGGCGAACTGCTCGATGTACCGGGCGGTGTTGACTGGAATAATGCCGCATGGTCATGGCGGGACATTGCCTATGATGATACGCAATACACGCGCTGCTGCAAGAAAATCGAAAACCGTTTCTATGACAGGGAGTTAGGCGTTATGCCGCCGTCAAGATGGCGACGGCACTTTTTACGTCTTATTCAAGAAATCATGCCGACGTTGCGCCCGCTTTATGCGCTTGTAAGCAATAATCCTGATATAATACTCAGTGATAGCGACATATGGCATAAAATGCGGACAGTCTACAGTGATTTCCCCGCGACGCAATTGACTGAAAACCAAGACTACGCAAGCAACGCAACCGATAATCAATACGAGACAATCGCAAACGGCGATTTCATGGACAAAGTCAATCGCATACGCAACGGCGATTACGTCGATATTGACGTATTGTTACTTGATCATCTAGAATCATGTTTCAGCCCATTATGGACGATCAACATAAACAATTATTGAAAGGATAATGCACATGTTTCCACTACTCCCGTTTTTCTCGGTATGGCCGTACACGCCCGCCATACCCGCGTTCTATTGGAACGCTAAAAGTCAAGAAGAAATCATAAAGCACATTGCGTGCGAAATCGATCACATAACGGCGTATCTTGACGAAATCGTGACCGACATAAACAAGACATTGAACGATTACGATACAAGAATAAAAAACATTGAAGCGCACATAAACGACTACGCGGTAGCCATAGCGCAACTGCAAGAACAAATCGGCCATATAGGAGACACACAGCTAGTATGGAACGTTACAAAGGGCGAATATACTGACAGTAAAACCGCGCTTCGTGATTTGTACCGCGAACTAGCGGTGTATGGCGCGCGTGTCACGCAAATAGCCGACATTAACACCGGCAAACTAGCCGAGCACCGCACCGACGAAACGCCCGCAATCGGCAACTTGACCATATTCGATGACACCATACCACGTGTCACTAATCCAACAACCGGCGAACAATATCCACCGTTAGCATGAAGGAGTAAATCATGGTTAACACCACAAATTACGCACTGGAAAAATACGAAGCGGGAAATTCCGCAAATCTACTTGACCAATACAACGCGTCAATGGACATTATCGACGCGGCAATAAAAAGCGTCAGCGATAAAGCAGACCTAGCACTGAACAACAACGTGCTACCGGACGGCTTAGCAGCATTCATAAAAGCGCTAGGGCTGACCGGAACTAACGCGAAAACACTTGGAACAACTCTCAACCACATATTAAACCGTACCGGCACGGAAATATTCACCGTCACCGACCTCGGCAACCTCAAAAAAACCGCAGAGGGCTATCCAATTCCACCCGCACAGTAAAGGCGTACACTCATGGCATCAGAAACACCATTCTATCATCTACCACTATACGAAACCGGCGATCTAGCAGACTTACGCGACGGATACAACGCGGCAATGCGTACACTAGATCGCGTGATTCACCAACTAAAAGTACAGGAAGAAATAAATCATCCAACAAACCTACGAAAGGCCAACTAACATGACCGACTACACAACTAACTTCAACCTCGAAAAATATCAAACCGGCGACGCGGCCAACCTCAATGACCAATACAACGCGTCAATGAACATTATCGACGATAATTTATATAAAATCAACATTAACGCCAACACTGCGGGCGGTAAAGCCACACAAGCCCTCGAAACAGCGCAAAGCAACAAAGCAAACCTCACCGCACTAGGCGTAACCGATACCACGACTGCAACACAACTCAAAAACAAAATAGACAACAACACCGAAACAGCGCAAAGCAACAAAGCAAACCTAACCGCACTAGGCGTAACCGATACCACGACTGCAACACAACTCAAAACCAAAATAGACATCACCACAGAAACAGCGCAAAGCAACAAAGCAAACCTAACCGCACTAGGTATAACCGACGTAAATGACGCCACAAGCACAAAAAACAATATATCCAACATAAACAAATACATTGCCGTCAACGAAATGTTCAACATGCGTGGTGATGACATTATAGTAACGTTCGGTGATAGCTACGCATCTCCTACCGATAACAGATCATGGGCAGTGCAAACCGCAGCAGCGCTAGGATGGACACTCAAAAACTACGCAATCGCCGGTGCGGGCTACATCGAGCCAAACACGACATATCAATCCGAGTTTACAACAGCACAACAGGATACGACATATCAGCACGACAAAGTATCACTAGTCATAATCGGCGGTTCAAGAAACTCAAACGACGGATACGCGAACACAATAAAAATAGCAGCAACAGCATTATTCAATCAATGCAAAAACGAATACCCTAACGCAAGAATAATAGCAATACCACTACTATGGGATAAAAAAACCGTATCCGACTATTGGCGCTACAACGCGGGCGAAATAGAACAAGCCGCAATAGAAACCGGAATAGAAAGTATCCCGTGGGCATGGACATGGAATATGGGCATGTCCACAAATTTCGACGGCGACAACATACACCCTAACGCAAAAGGCACCACAATAATCAAAAACTATATTCTGCGCTATCTAACAGGCACATACACAGGCCGTCATGAACACTGGGTATGGCGCAAAGAGGGCAACCCCGCTGCGGGAATGCTCTCAGTTAACGCAAGCGGCGGAACAATTAGTTACGCATTTCAAATGTTATCCGGTGTTACCCCCGCAGAATGGACTAGCATAAGTGGTTTACCACAATGGGCATGGGGCGACTCGGACAACACTAACGCAGTACATAAATGGACACTACAAATTTCTAACAGTGCAAACGAAGCAACACTATTCAAAATAAACGAAGATGGCACCTTTGGAATACAACCATTCACAACCACAGGAACCCACGGCACACCTAACGGACTCATGGCCGGACATTTCACTACCGCATGGTAACAACAAATAACAATTAACCCCGATAGGTTTTCCTATCGGGGTTATTATATGTCAATCGCCATTATCAACCGAAATAACATATTTACGACAACGGCGACCTTTCTTAGACAAACACCGATCGGTTTCAACGTAATCATAATCGTTACTCACTGAGAATTCGACAACCGTTGCAAGTGCGGACTCGAACGTGATAACGGTATCATCAAAATAACCATTATCACGAACGGTAGTCGTAATCACATCTTCAATGCAAACTTTGTACCAAGTGTCCTTTTCAAGTTCGATAACATAAGCATTAAAATTAATCATTTTATTTTTCCTTTCATCGAAACCGACACTTATATAATATCACACCACGCAACACGACACACCACAACCGCACCGCGATTCCACGCGCACTTCCGCGTACCACACCACACAACAC